AGGTGCGTCTGGTCCCGCTCAGGCTCGCGTTCGGGCAAGGACCGCGTCGAGAGCACCACTTAGCAGCCGGAGACTTCCGTCTGGTCTTAACGCTGCTCGTGCCGCTAGAGGCCTGAAACCGTTCTAATTCTACCAGGGGGACCTTAAGCAGGAGGGGGATGAAACCTCCCTGGGTCCCTCCACCTTCCTATTCCTTTTTCTCTTTTCTTGTAGAAAAGCGACCTAACCCACTAGCTGTGCTCAGAGGACAACATGCCTAAAAAAGATCAAATTCAAGACCAAGATCAAACGCTTGAAGACGACGACAGCGAGACTCTTGAACCTCAAGATAACGAAGAGTCGGGTGAAGAAGTCACCAAGACCCGTCGTGAAGAGCTTGACGATGAAATTAACCGTCGAGCAGACCAAAAGCTTCGTGACATGAAGTCCAACATGGACGCCATGAACAAAAAGCTTAAGTTGATTGAGAAAGAGAACTCAACCCTAAAAGAGACCCAAGAAGCAGCACGCCTCAAAAAGCTTGAGGAGTCGGGTAAACTGACTGAAGTGATGCAGGCTAAGCTTGAAGCAAAGGACGCTGAGCTCCAAAGCCTGTTGCATCAACTTGACAGTATGACCCGCAACAGCGCTATTACTAACGCTTTGTCCGGCCTCCCTTTCCGGTCTTCACGCGCCAGAGACTTGGCTACAACCTATGTCACTGGGCAACTGGAAAAAGATACTGACGGAGTTTGGATTCACGAGTCGGGCCTTTCCCTTGAGTCTTTTATCAAGGAGTTTGTTGCTGACCCTGAAAACACTCTGTTCTTCGAACCAAAAACCAACACGGGCTCCGGTGGCTCTAAGCCTGCGGGCAAGCAAGGCACAAAAGTCAAGTCTCTTTCAGAGATGACGTCTATTGAAGCTATTGCTTTCGCCAAGGCAAAGAGGCTGGGCCAGTAATCAGAGAAAAGAAAAGAAGAAATGGCTGACATTACCTCGACCGCTTTCCAAGACATCGCAACCGCAATTAGCGCGTACGCCGACGAGGCTTACACCCGCGCTCAAAAGATCAACAGCACTGGGATTGTCAGCGACAATTCGGAGATGCTTAACGTAGACGGCGAGTCTTACATCGGCCAGATGCGCTGGTTCAAGACGATTGACACCGCCTACAACACCCCGTCGCTCACCGTTGCTACCGACGGTACCCTGACGGGCATCTCGACCGATCTGGCTCAGTACGTTAAGTCGATGAACGCCTTTGGTGCTCGTCAGGTGAACCTCCAGAAGGTGGTTTCGCAGGCTGACGGTCTTGCCAAGATGGCTCGTGACTTTACGGAACAGCAGGCTGAGTACGAGCACCAAAGCATCCTGAACACGCTCCGGGGTGTTGCTGCGTCAGAAGCTGCAAACACCGACGGTGGTATTACAGACTTTGACGACATGCCCAACGCTGACATCGGTATGTTTGTTGACATCAACGCACTTGGTGCTTTTGGTGCGGCGGCTACAGGCGCAGGCGACGAGCGTAAGCTGTTTGACGCGTCGTCTGCTGGTGCTGCTCGCGGCGAACGGTTGTTCCGTGCCCTGGGTATGGGCTTTAAAGACTACGAGCCTGACATGATGTACATGTTGACTTCTCCGGAAGTCTACGCAGACATCCGTGCAGCTAACTTGGTTGACGACATGTCGGTAACCGAAGGCAACCTGACCTTCCAAACTATTTTCAACGGTAAGTTCCGACTGATCCTGACTCGGGCGGCTCAAGGCAACTTGTCGGCAGCGGATTCTGTCAACGCTCGTTCTGTCAAGACGACCTTCCTTGTCAAAGCAGGTTCGATTGCTTACAAGTCTATTGCCCTGGAAGAGCCGACTGAAATTGAACGTCGGGCCGCCGCTTACGCTGGTGGTGGTACTACGATGGTTTGGTTCCGTCACGGCTTTATTGCTCACCCGAAAGGTTACGACTGGACGGGCGCAACTAACGCTTTTGCTAACCGTACCACGATGGCGGCGGCGGCGTCTTGGGCTCGTAAAATGGACCCCCTGAACTTGGGCATTCTGCCGATCCTCCACGCTTAAGGAAACGCCATGTCCCTCGTAGTCTTTGAGTCTACTTACGTTTCAGTAGCACAAGCTGACGCGAGGCTGTCTGGGCTGTCCGGAGTCTGGTCGGGGGCCACTACCCTGGTCAAAGAGCAGGCTTTAGCTAACGCTACGGCCCTGCTTGACCCTCTGCACTGGACAGGGAGCGTTGTAACCGACGCTCAGCTGCTGTCTTGGCCGCGAAAAGAGTTTCAGTTTTGGGATCCCGCTAGGTCTGCCACGGTAGTGGTGGCTCAGGGAACTGTCCCAGTCAGACTCTTGGTAGCCCAGACAAACCTTGCGTTACACCTTGTTCTGAACCCAACTGTTCTTTTAGGTAACGACCCGGTTTACGACAGCATTAGCGTGGGTCCTCTGTCCCTTGAGGACACCAACGCCAACAGCACCCGAAAGACCGCCCTTGTCCCCTACCAGTCAGTTCGAGCCGTCTTGGCCCCACTACTAACCGAAGGGTCCATGGGGTCGTTGTGGTGGAGGGCCAACTAGTATGTCAATCGCAAAACAGTTTGAGGCTGGGGTAGACTCAGCCTTTGACGCTGCAGGCGACCTTGTTAGGGTTGGAACGTTTACCTCAACTACAGTCAACGGCTACGACTGGACCACTCGCTCTGTTACTGGAGCAGGGACTCCGCCTTACGACGCCGAGCTCCTACCCTACGTGGTTCGTAGACCTGACGCTGTTGTGGAACAACGCGCAATCGTAAAGTCGGCTGACCTTGAGTCTAGTCTGTACAGCGAAGTGACCTTTAACGGTGAAACCTACAACATTGTTGACATTGTAGATCACCGATTTATTAAAGAGCTGGTGTTGAAAAGAAAAGAGGTAGTGCCGGTATGATGACTAACCTCTTGGCGCTTGCCACTTCTAGGCTGGCTGCGATCAGTACAACCTACCCTGTTTTCCCTGCTGACTACCTTGGAGACCTACCTAGGCCACCGTTCGTCAAGTTTGAACTACTGGTGACTAAAGTTTCCTTGTTAGTTGACACGTACAGTGTTACCGGACAACTCGTCTTCCAGGTCTACACGTCGGCTGGTTCAGGGCCCGAGTCTCCCTTCATGGTGGCTGAGTACATTGAACAACAATTGTCCCGAACTAATAACCAGGGGCTCACCGTCTATCACGGAGGTTTTGTGCCAGTAGACTCTGACAAGAGCTATAACCGCCACGACCTTTCTCTCAACCTTACCTATTACGGAGACTAACATGGCTCTTCAAACCGCTATTGGTGCCGCAACCTTTTCCCGACTCGCTATCACGGACACCGCACAGACAGTTTTGCCTACCACCGAGGCAGCGCTGATTGCACTGTTTGCCACGGCAGACAACTTCATCGAAATCAAGAACGTGCGCGAGTTCCCCGACAACATGGGCACGCCCCCGAACATTGTCAAGGTTCCTGAGTACGGTCGCCGTACGTCAGTGTCTATTGGTGCTCAGCCTGACGCCCCCGACCTGGAACTGATGTTGAACTACGTACCCGCTGACTGGGCCCCGTCTACGGCACTGTCTCAAATGATTAACAACAAAACTCAAGTTGTTTTCCAGTTTAGCTTGCTGTATGCTCCTGCACCGTCTCTGCTGACAACTGCAGCTGGCCTGGGTGCTGTTCCTAACGCTAACTACTACTGGTTGGGTCGATTGGAGTCCTTGCAGTTTGGGCCGTCCCTCTCGGACGCAAACCAAGCAACCGTTGCAATCTCGATTCAGTCGGACTTTGTAGGTCCCTTTACTATCGCCCCGACCTAAGTACTGGAGAGTCTGATGAACTTCTTAGATTTTTTGTCAGACTCTGCTGGCGGTACCTGGCAAGACACCTTCTTTTTTAGCTGGCAAGAAGCCAATTGGAGAGCTTCTGCGATCGCTTCGGTTGGGTCGACAACCCACACGGCCTTAACCGTAACCAAGGCACCCCACTACTCCCTACCTTTGCCGGAAAACCTTGTTGCAGCGTTTGACGACGAGTCAAAGTTTGTTGTCGTCAAACACATCCGAGAGTTTGAGGGTCAGTTTGGGGAAGCCCCTTCGGTAGTCTCGGTTGCTGAGTATGGCAAAGGCGCGGCTGCCTCAGTCGGGGGGCAGTCAGACGCCGACGACCTGGTCTTGGTCACCAACTTTGTCCCTACCGAGTGGGACTTTGGGGCCCCTTGCCGCTACTTGCTGGACTCTAGTGAGTTGTACTTGTTTCGGCTGACAATAACCCAGTCTCGGCCTCACAGTCTTGTGTCGGCTCCTGGAGACCTTGGAGCAGTACCCAACGTTAGCTACTACTGGACTGGCCGGGTTACGTCCGCGTCTTTTAACCCGTCTCTAGACGACGCGGTAACCCAGAGTTTGTTTCTGGCTGTTTACAGCGTAACTATCGGCCCGTATCCTGTATTCCCTACTTAAGTAAGGAACTTAAACTATGATGCCTTTTACCCGAGCCTATGTGCTCAAGGTAACCTTCGAAAACGTTCAAAAGGCGATTGATCGGTCTACTCGTAAGACGGCTGCTCGCCTTGACGACGATACCCTAGATTATGAAAAACGTAAAGAGGTCCTAGAGGCCCTGGTGTCCCTGTCTCGACTGTCGAGTCTTTGGAACCGCGTTTATCAAGAAAATTCAACCCTGATTGATGGAGACACGAAATGAAGCACCTTATTGGACGGTCTGCCCGCACTGTAGAAGTTCCCTTTTCCGGGGACGTTGTGACCGTTCGGGTCCTGTCGCTGAAGGAACTGCGTAAGTTCCAAGGTCTTGCCAAGTCTCTGAACGATAACAAAGACCTGGCTGACGACGACCGCATGATCTCTATTCAACGAGGTCTGTTGCGTGCTTCCGTTGACGGGGCGTCGGACCTGACGGACGACGAGCTGGACGACTTCCCGCCAAAAGACTTGGCCGAGTTGGTTAAAAGCGTCTTTGAGGCTAACGGCCTTGACGTAACCTCGTCTGAGGTTGAAGCGGGGGGAAACGACTTACCGACGAAGAGCTGAGCCTTTACGAGCTAGCCTACTTCCTCAGAGTGCCATTGTTTGTTGTTGAAGAAGAAATGTCCCATCAAGAAGTCTACGGCTGGTTTGAGTACCTTGGCCGTAGACCCTACGGGTGGCAAGAAGACCAAAGAACGGCTATGCTCGTAAACGCTTTTGGTGCTAAGAAACGCCCTGAAGAGCTGTTTCCTTCTCTCAAGCAGCTTAAGGCTGCCGAAGCAAAAGCTAAACCAGCCACAGACCCAGGAGCCAGCTTCCTGCAAAGGCTTGGCAAAGCCGCCCCAGACATCGACTTTTCAAGGTGGAACCAATGATACGTTTAAGAACAGTCTTCGACAAACGTATTGTTGCCACCTTGGTCAAAGCCGAGACCAAGACTTCCTCCCAGGCCGTTCGGGCTGACGTTGTAGCCGCCCTGATTGACGCGACCCCCAGAGACACGGGGGCCGCCGCCTCTCGGTGGACCGCTACTCCAGTCGACTCTAACGGCCTATTTTTTGTTTCTAACGACTCGTCTTACATTGGTCGGCTCAATGCCGGTTGGTCTAACCAAGCGCCGTCGCGGTTCATAGAGACCGTGGCGTTGAAGTTTGGTAACCCGTTCGGAGCCGTCGTAACCTATTTAAGAAGAAAGTAAGACAGACAATGGCCGTTCAAATTGACTTCCAGCCTAACACTGGAGCAGTAGACCGTGCCCTGCAGTCCATGGACCGTCGTATCCGGGGTCTTGGTAGGTCAACGGGCGTACTGAATAATATCGGCACCGGTAGAACGGTGTCTAACGTAAACAACGTGACTAGTTCTCTTGACCGCATGGACCGTCGAGGGCAACTTGCTGCCAGAGCCTTGACCGCTGCCTTTGCAGCTGTGTCAATTGGAGCAGTGGTTAACCAGCTAGCCAGTTTTGAGTCCACCATGGCAGCCGTGTCTGCTATTAGTGGAGCAACTGGTGCAGAGCTGGCCGAGCTGAGAGACTTGGCTAAAGACCTGGGGGCAACTACCGAGTTCACTGCAACCCAGGCTGCCAACGGTCTCAAGTTCTTCAGCATGGCCGGGTTTGAAGCGTCTCAGTCAATCAAGGCTATGGACGACGTTATTAACTTAGCCACGGTTGCTCAGATGGACCTTGGTCGGGCTGCTGACATTACCTCAAACGTTATGTCCGGGTTTGGAGTGTCCGCAGACAACGCTGCGTCTGTTGTAGACGTCCTAGCCATGGCGGCTGCGCGGTCTAACACCGACGTTGAACAGCTTGGTCACGCTATGTCTTTTGCGGCCCCGATGGCTGCGCAGCTTGGGGTCTCAATCGGAGACACCGCTGCCATGATCGGTGTGCTGTCTGACGCTGGTATTCAAGGTGGCCGGGCGGGTACCTCGTTGGGTCGTATCCTGACCCGACTAATTAACCCTTCGAACAAGGCAAAAGAAGCCTTGGCTGGTGTAGGGCTGTCTGCTGCCGACATTGACCCCAAGCTGCACGACATTGAAGACATTATCCGCAGGCTGGGAACCGCGTTTGACGGTAACGAAGGCGCAATCCACACCATGTTTGGTGACCGAGGCGGACCGGCTTTCAACATCTTGATCGAGTCTCTAGACGGGTCTGAAAAGTCTCTGGGGCGTCTTCGTGACACCCTGGCTGACGTTGAAGGCAAGGCTGCGTCAATGGCCGACACCATGCGCGACCAGTTGAGCGGCGACTTAAAGACCCTGAGGTCGGCAGCAGAAGACCTTGTCCTAACCCTGGGTGAAGCGGGGCTTGTACGAGTACTGCGTGGCGTTATTCAGTCTTTGACTACGGCTACTCGCGGCTTTTCTCAGGTGCTTGACGTCGTCTTTACTCCCGTGTTCAATACCTTCCTTGTGTTGGGGTTTGCTCTTGGGGTTGTTGGGTCGGCTATTGCAGATACTGTCAGCTCTGTAGTGTCTGTGGTAACCTCTGGCTTCAACGCGCTTCGTTCGGTCAGCTTGGTAGAAGTGCTATCAGCTGTTATCTTTAAAGCTATGGACGTCTTTGCTAAGGTCTCCGACTTGAGTTGGTGGACCAGCATTTTCACTACTACCTTCAACAAGATTGCGTCAGTGGCCTCGGCTGGCCTTGACGCTGTCCTGGATATTATCCTAGGTTTTGTAGACACGGTCATAGGTTACTTTCAGACACTGTACATGGTGCTTGTTGGTGGGTCTATTTGGCCAGACACTGTAGCAGCCATTGTCAACTGGGCGGTCTGGTTGCGGACTACTATTGAAGACATTTTCCTGCGTATTAAAGACACTCTTGTTTCTATATTTAACGGTTTGGCTGCTGCGCTTACTGCCGTTATGGCGGGTCTAGGCCGGTTTTTTACCGCTGTGTGGGAGTCTGTTAAAACTTTCTACGGTCTGGTAACGTCTAAGTCTGGTTGGGCGGGAGCCATGTCGTACATCAGCGACTCCGCAAAAGGCCTGTGGTCTAGCGCCAAAACCGGATTCTTTGACTTTGCTTCAAGAACTCAGACCTTCTTTAAGTCGTTGTACCAGTCCGTGCTTCAGTACCAGCTGTCGGCAGCTATTGTTCAAGGCAACCCTGGTACTGGAAACGATGTAACCCTGTTTGGTGGCACGGTAGGTGACTGGGGCGCTAGACTTCTGGCCTTTGGAGTAGGCGCTGCTACTGCAGCTTACAACTGGGGCGCTAGCGCTCTGACCGCTATTGGTGCAGGCCTGGCTGCCGGAGCTAGGTCTCTTGGTAACTGGCTGGACAATTCGACCAACACCGTGTTCGGTCTGGACGTTAACATCTTGTTTGCTATCGGCGTTACGCTTGGCGTCGCGCTGATGAACGGTGTTGTACGCGGACTAATGGCGAAAGCCGGAGCCGCTGTTGTCATCAGCCAAGCTATCATACCGCTGTTCTCTTCTAGCCTGACTGAACGGGCTGTGATCGGTTACGCTGTTGGCCTTGCAGGCGCGTTTATCAACGCTGTCACCGGAACGTTTACTTCTCCACGAGTTACTTCGCTGATGGAAGACGCCCTTGCAAAAATTAAGGACGTGCCAGACGTAAACGCAAGCGAGTGGCAGCGATACCTTGCAAGTGTGACTAACATTATCAAGACGGTTGGCGTTGGCCTGTCGGGTTCGGTCTACAAGGCCATTTTTCCGAGTGCTACCGACCCCGAAATCGCTCGTGCGGCGGCCTCGTTAGGGTCTGCTACCGGAGCAATCTTCACACTTGCTATCGTCGCTGCCTTCAGTGGGTCAGTCCGCAGGGCGCTGTGGGGTATGCTAACTATGCAGGCTGTGCCAGCAGGAACCCAGTCTGCGGTTGGAGCCTTTGCTCGTAACCTGATTGGTGCTGGTATCGGTTGGTCTATGGGAGGTCTGCTGGCTGAACAACTGGAGTTGGATCAGTCTCAGACTATGCTGGCCCAAGCAGGCGGCGCTATGGGCGGCCTAATGGCCATGCACATGTTGATGAACTTCTTTACCAGTTCTGTTGACGACCTTGAAGGCGGCGCGGGAACCTTTAACAAGGCGGGTGTTAGGTTGGCTGCTGCTCTGGGGTTTGGTTTCCTTGGCTACCAACTAGCCACACCGATTAGTAACTGGATTGAAACCAACTTTGGCGTCGCTTTGTCTGAAAACGAAAAGTTGTTTGTCACAGTAGGCGCTACGCTTGGCGGTGCCGTGCTTGGCGCGTCTGTCGGCACAATTATGGCAGGGCTTAAGAACATCTTTTTGTCTGCGGTGTCTTTGCTAGGGGGCGCTTTTGGGCTGCCGCTGTTTACACCTGCTTGGTGGTCCAAAATACTTTTTCGGGCCTCAATTGTTGGAGTACTGTCGGCAATAGTCGCAAGTTTCTTGACAAGAGCGCTGGGCGACTCAGTTGGCGGTATCGAAGTAGGACTACTCAGTCTAGCAATTGTTATAGCACTACGTCAAGCAATACTAGTTACCTTGCCAGTACTTACCGCCGCCTTTGGCGCTTTGATTACAGGCTTTGTCACCGGTGGACTTGCAGGGGGTATCGCCGCGCTTCGAGCCTTAGTGTTGGCTGCAATAGCCAGCTTGTTTCCGAACCCGGCAGCCTTGTTAGCCGTTGTTCGTAGGGCGGGCATCGGTGCCTTGATAGCCTTGGGTATAGGTATTGCCCTCCGAGACTCGTTTAGCTTGTCTTCGGGCACTCAAGCACAGCTGGGCGACATCCTGGGTGAGTCTCTAGTGTCCGCGTTGTCTGGAGCTGCTATTACCAGGTTCCTGCTGCGAGGCTCTTGGCAGCTGTCCTTTGCTGTTGGGCTAGGGTCTGCAATTCAAACTGCTATGTCCAACGAGTCCCTAAAACAGGACGTCCTTGACGGGTTTACTGGCCTGCTAGGGTTTGACGTTGCTCCGGTCTACGCTAAGATGACCGACTCAATCAAGGGTCTGGCTGAAATGATCACTGCCGCTTTGCCCACGTCTATGGTTGGGGTTGACGTGTCGGACCAAGAGGCTTGGGTGCAGTCTATTGCCACAGCTATTGAACAGGTCTTGTTTGTTGCTTTGACCTTTGGGGTTATCGCAGGACTGAGGCGGTTTGCCCTGGGGCTTCCGGGGTTGATCATTGCGGGTCTTGCAACTGCTTTCACTGTCAGAGCTTCAGACTTGTCAGACGTTATTGAACCAGGCACTGTAAGGGACGCGGTTACAACCGCTTTAATGCGGGGTCTGGCAGCGGCGGCTGCGTCGGCGGCCACCGGCATCGGGTTCAACCCGCTGGCCATGGTGACAGCTTTTATTGGTGGCGCAGGACTGTCCGCTCTTGGCGAGTGGATTGAAACAGAAAGCCTATTGGCTTTAAGGGACTCGTTGTTGCGTGTCGGCATTGGTATTGTCAACGGTATCTACGACGGTGTTATGCTTGCGGGAGCGACAGTCTTTAGCGGCGCTTGGTTGAAAGAGCTTATTCTTGGTCCGGAAGGGTCAGTGCTTGACGTTGACTTCACTGAAACCCTTGGTTCGCTTGATCACCTGAAGACTGTCCTTGAAGAGCTGGGAAAAGATCCAACCAGCCGAATAGTTGGCCAAATGGCACCCGGCGTAACTGCGTTGATAAAGCAGCTGAACGAAGCAACCTCTGCTAACAACTTGTTCCTCGACCCTGTAGCTATACAAAACATCATAAAAGACCTTGAAACTCTAGGTACTTCCGGAGGCCAGGAAATGGCCGACCACCTACAGGCTGCTTTACAAGCCAACTTAAGGCTACAGCAGTTGCTCACTGAAGAAGTTGAAGGCTACGGCGAAACACTAGGTATCAACCTGGGCAGAGAAATTGCTTTTGGTATCAATCAGGGTCTTTCAGACAACTTGTCTCCTTCCAATGCTATTTCGCAGCGTTTAGGCGTTTCTGTGCTGACCCCTGCTCCGGGAAGCCTTGGCTCTGGCCTGATTAAACGCGCAAACGGGGGCCCCGTGCATGGACCCGGCGGTCCTAAGTCGGACTCTATCCCGGCAATGTTGTCCAACGGTGAGTTTGTAGTCAACGCTGCGGCTACCAGTCGCTACGGTGGTCTGTTGTCCGCTATCAATAACGGTACTGTCGCAGGGTTTTCTGAGGGTGGTAGAGCCAGCGTCCACACCAGTGGTTTCAATTTTCCAGGTAACAGTATGGTCAGTCCCCACTTTTCGGGTGCGGACCCGTTAAACTCAGACTACCTTCAAGGGTCCGGGGTTTTTGAAAGCGGTGTGCTGCAAGTTGAAGTCAGTGGTATCGACCGTATGCTGAGTGGTTTAGCCGTCAAAGTCCAAGACTTTGCGGGGGCCGACAGCGGTGCGGGAGCGTTTGCACAAAACTACATTCTTGACACTAACGCACAAACCGCTGCTTGGGGTCTGGGGTCGGCGGCTGCCAGGGGAGCTGCTGTTGCCACTGGAGAAGTCAGTGAAGCCAACCTTGGGGTTGTCGAGTCGGCTGGGGCTGCGGGGTCTGGCGTACAAGGCCTGTCTGACGGCCTGTCTGACTTCGCAACTCGTATGATTGGCATTCGTGACCGTATTGCCGGGTTGTCTATGCCCGGTGCAGGCACGGAAGAGTCGCAAGAATACTACGCTCAAATGGGTGCAGACGGGGCCGAAGCAATGTCGTCTGGCATGAAGTCAGCGCTGGCTCAGGCTATGACCGGGGACTTGAAAGGGGCCTTGCACTCTTTCTTGGACACGGTTACCACTCAAATTATTACAGCCTTTGCTGACTCAATGATTGACAGCCTGTTTGGAAAGTTTGACTTGGGCGAAACGTTTAGTAGTCTCTTTTCGGGCATTGGTAAAATGGTTGGTAGCTTCTTTGGTTTTGCAGACGGTGGTATGGTAACTGGCCCCGGTGGACCTCGGTCGGACTCGATACCGACCATGCTGTCCAACGGCGAGTTTGTCACCAACGCCTCGGCTACTCGTCGCTACCTACCGCTGCTAGAGTCAATCAACTCGGGGTCCTTTGAAGGGTTTGCTAGTGGTGGTATGGTAGGGTCTGACTTGGTCACCCAGCTGTCAGACTCGCGTCCTGACGCTACGTCAGTCAGCCACATCAACCTGCACTTTACGGGAGACATCTCTCGTCAGACCAAAGCAGAAGTTCGTAAGCTGATCCCCGAGATTGCTTCTGGCGTCAACGCAGTCAACCGTCAAAAAGGAAGCCGATAAATGCCTGAATACACGTTTTTGGAGGCCAAGATTGTGGCCCCCGCAACCTTCTCTAGCGACCAGCAGGTCTACAGCAACGTAATGGTCAACCGAAGGGAAGAACGGCTGAGAGCGTCTGCCCAACGTTGGGTTGTGTCTTTCAGTCTACAGCAGTCACGCCACCCCGACTTCTTTGCTCGGTTGATTGCAACTCAAGACCAGCCTGTTGACTTTTTGGTTCCCCAGGTTTCTGACCTAACCGAGGGCTACGGGTCCCAAGTGTTAGTTACAAGCGCTGTCGCTGCTACAGGCGCTACCACTGTTCAAGTAGTCTCTGCAGCAGGACTGTCCCCAAACCGCTTTGTGAAGTTTTTTGGTCACAGTAAGGTATATCTCGTTACCGCTGTGGTTGGGTCGACAGTTACAGTGTTTCCAGCTTTGTCCGACGGTGTTGCAGCTGACGAAACAGTCTTTTGTGGTGACAACGTCGTGATGAGGGTCCTGTTGTCAAACGACACCCCTCTGTCGGTTACCTTTACTGACGGGGTTTTGTCCGAGGCTAAACGAGTCGACGTTGTGGAGGCGGTGTAATGAAAGAAGTTTCGACCTTTGTTTCGGACCGCCTAGCGTCTGGGTCTACCACCTACTACGTTTTGTTTAAACTTGAACGACCCGGCGGTGCGCTTCGGCAAACCTCGTTGCCTTACAACGTGACGGTTGACTCCGAGGTCTACCTTACTGGCTTCAAAGCTATCGACTTTTCCAGGCCAACCACCAACAACGCGGTAGACCGTTCAGAATACGTTATCCAGTTTTCGGACCTCGCAAGAGACTTTGAGGAGTCCCTGACTCAGGTGTCGGCTACAGCAGCGGTCATGACTTTGTCGTTGGGGTTCTTCGACCCAGCTACCGGTGCCCCTGACCTCACCCACGCGATGATCGTGTACAGGGGGGGCGTTGACGGCATAGACTTTAAGGACAGCGGGTCTGAACGTTTGTTGTTGCTTAAAGCCGTGTCTCCAATGGGAGCTTTGGACTTTACAAACTTGCTAATGACTTCTGCCGACAGTATCAAGCGATTTGATACCGGGGATACTAGTATGGACTTTATAGGAGAACAGGATGAAGCCGGAGTCAAACTCGGTTGGGGTAAGAAAAGCACAACTTAGTGACGTTGCTCGGCTTGGTGACCTAGTCGCAGAGCTCTTCAACGCTACCAACTCAGTAAAAGGTTGCACACAGTTTTCTGTAGTCCGAACCCGAAGAAACTTGTCCAGGTGGTTAGACAGCCCGTCAAACTTAGTCGCGGTGCTGGAGTTGCAGCCCGGAGGCCAACCGGTTGGTCTACTTGTAGGCGCACTTCAGGTGGGCTACTTTACCGATCAGGTAGACTCAAACGAGATTCTTTGGTGGATTACTCCGGCCTACAGCAGCCTCAAGGGCGCAAGACTTTTACTTTCAACCTTTTTGTCTTGGTCTGAAGCCAGCCACGCAAAAAACGTGCTGCTGACCGACATGACTCCTGACCAGCGGCTTGGTTCCTTGTACCGACGTCAGGGACTGCAGCCTATTCAAACTACTTACGGGAGGACTGTCTGATGGCTGTTTTTAGCGTGCTCGGTAAGTTGCTTATGGTTGGCCTGTCGATGGCCTACCAAGCTTACCAACGCAAAAAGATGAAGCAGAAGCAAGCTGAGTTCAGGGACGAAAACGCTGGTATTGAGTTTACAGTAACTGGTGAGTCAGCACCAGTCAGCGTGGTTTACGGGCTAGCTGAAGTGGGAGGCACAGTCACTTACTGGAAACTTTCAGACTCTTACGTCAACGTTCCTTTGACTTTGACTACAGGGTCAACCACCTTGCCTGCAATTTTTACTGCTACAACGCTAGTCCAAGCTTACAACTGGATACTGCTAAACAAAACCGGCGAGTGGATCCGGTTTAACGGAGTAGTTTCAAAGCGAAATGCTACTGTTGCCAACAGTTTCTTTTGGTCTGACCAACAAGCGCCACCTATGGACTCGTATTTGCCTACTCACTTGGACTTTGTCATGACTGAAGTAGCTTTAGCCAGGTTTTTGAAAGACCCAACCTCTGAGTCCTTTCCTGACTCTTCAGCTTTAGCACAAGAAGCTACGTCTGGTGAAGTGTTTCTTGGTACCGTTAGCAGCTCTGTAAGCAAAGCTTTTGTCAACGTGCTAACTGCTAGCCAGGCCGGAGCCCGCTCCGAGTTCTTGTTTATAGAGCAAGCCCTGTGTGTAGGAGACATTGAAGGCGTTGTAACCGCAAAAATTGACGGGTCAAAAATTAACTCGGAAGAGTTTGACACGGGCTTTCGAATTCACTTTTACAACAACACTCGGGCTGCAACGGACGCTATGATTGCGGCAAACTGCCCAGACCGTGGCACTGGTTCCAAGTTCACTGGGCTGGCCCACGCTTCTATGGCCTTTAAGATTAACCGCGAAGAGCCCCAGTACCACGGGTTACCACAGGTTACTTTTCTGATAAAAGGACGCAAGCTGAGACGGGTCAACCCCGATTTCAGCCTGACGGTAGCTCGGACCTACACCAACAACTCGGCGCTGGTCTTGTTAGACTACTTGTTAGACCCTGTTTACGGTCGAGGGGTTCCGGTTTCTCAAGTCGACCTAAAGTCTTTCTACCAAGCTCAGCAGGTTTGCGACCGGATTGTGGTAGCCAACGCAGAGTTTAAGTCCTTTAACGCTATGGCAAGAGGCAACTTAGCACTGTCAGAAGAGGTAACTTTTACAGACGAACAGCGGCTGTTTACCTTTGACGGCTCGCTGTCTACCGAGTCTCCTATTCGGGAAAACATCGACCGGATCCTAGACTCAATGCCTGACTCTGACTTGGTTTGGTCCGAAGGTCGCTACAAGTTAATGGTGTCCTACCCCCAGTCAGAAGCTGAGGTCAACGACCTAGTGGTTATGACTATCACAGACCGGGACATTATCGTTGCAGACTTTGAGGTTGGCTACCCAGACCAAGACTCTAAGCTAAACCAAGTCACCGTCAGGTACGACGACGGCAACCGACAGTTTTCTCAACAAACTAAAACTTGGCCTCGAAACTTTGACGCGGTACACACCCAGTACCTTGCTGAAGACAGTGGGGTGTACTTGAACAAAGAAATTAGTTTGCCCTTTTGTGTGTCACCTTACCAAGCTGAAGCTCGGGCTCAGTACGAAGTTCGGTCGTCCAGGTCCAGAAAATTGATACAGTTTTCAACTAGCCGCATCGGAGTGCTGCTTGAAGCCGGTGACCTAGTACGAGTAAACTCTACTAACTTTGACTTTAACGAAGTGGTTCGGGTCCTTGAAACTGAAGTAGAAGACGAGTTTTCTGTCACTATCCGAGGCTACTCGTTTTACTGGGAAGACCTGGCTTGGAACACTACGTCAACTGACCCCGGACTGGGCGTTACCCGGTCGTTTCGGTTTGTGGCTCCGCCTACAGACGTTACGCTAAACGTTGTAGAAGCTAGTAAAACCTACGTTTACACGTCGGGGGTGCTGACTTGGAACTACCCCGCGTTGGTTGACGTTGAGTTTATAGTTTCTGTTAGCAGCGACGGGGACAACTTTACAGAAGTAGGAAGAACCACAAGTCTCAAGTTTGACATAACCACCCTGTCCGGGGGACACTTTGTTTTTGCGGTAGAAGCTAGGGCAGCCACTGGCAAACGGTCGTCCCGAGTGTTTGCGGACGTGTTTCAGGCGGTGGTACCACCGACGGTTACTGGGCTGTCGTCTACCGTTAGCCCGGAAGGGGTTTTGTTAACCTGGAACTCGGTGCCTACTAACGACATCCGGGGCTACGAAGTACGTAACGGCGCAACCTTGTTGGGTTTCATTGACAGTGGTTTCTTTTTGTGGGGGTTGACAGCTTCAGGCACCTACGACATTACTGTCACTACGATTCGACATGACGGCGCGACCTCGGTTCCAGCTGCCAGAACTGTCACGGTGCCTACAGTTCCTGCAGTGACCCTCACTCAAGCCGTAGTCGGGGCCGAAGTTGTGCTGTCTTGGAACGAACCAAACTCGCTGCAGGGCGTTGGTGGCTACCGAGTTTACTACGGTGGCAACTTTGGCGTGGCCCAGCAGTTAGCCTACATTAAGACTACTCGCTACACGGTACCTATTACGTGGTCCGGCTCGAGAACTTGGTGGGTAGTTGCAGAAGATCTTGCGGGTAACTTGTCGGGGGCCGCTAACGTTGTTACAACGCTGGTTCCACCGTCTGCGGTTGCTACTTTCACCGCTAGGGCTATTGTCAACAACGCAAGCCTTGCTTGGTCTGCACCCGAGTTTGGAGACCTACCCGTAGTCTACTACGAGGTGTCTGTTGGTTTAACTTTGCTAAGTTCAACTCTCGTTGGTTTATTTTACGGCACTTCAGCTTTAGTGCCGTCTACAACGGGCGGCGCTTTTACTTACTGGATTGTTGCTGTAGACAGCAGTGGTACTCGAGGACCCGGACGATCGGTGTCAACAGTGTTGGAGAACTTACAAGGCTTCGATAACCTGGGTGACCTCACCGAGTCGGACCCCGATAACCAGGTGTCTTTCAGCGGCTCCCTGTTTCCTGTTGTTGCAGGCGAGACTTGGGAAGACCACTTTATAAACAACAGCTGGACAACTATAGAAGATCAGCTGTTGGCAGGGTGGGGTTGCTACCTTCAACCTTTTGCCAGCGAAGCGTCTTTTTCCCAAGTGTTTGATCTTGGGACTGAAGTTGGGGTAGGCCGAGTGCTGGCCGAGGTCGACTACACGGACCTCGCAGTCCCCAGGTTTGTAGACCCACCCCTGTCTGTTATGCCTGGTTTTGACCAGGCGCTTGTTATAGAAACCTCCTTGTTGTCCACAGGTCCTTGGGTCCCCCTAGAGTTTGGTAATAACTCTTATGCCAGCGGGTTTCGCTACGTCAGAGTTTCTGCGACTCTTACAGAGGTTGCTACACTACCTCCCGGCTTCCCAGCGGGCTACGCACTAGGTCAGTTCAGCCAAGTTGCAGTTCAAGTGTCAGTGCAAGAAAAGTCCGAAGCGGGAAGGGCCAGGTTGCTGCTGTCAGACGACGAGGGGACCTTTGTGGCCTTGACTCAAGACTTCAGCCTGTTGTACCAAGTCTCGGCGCAGCCTGTTTCGGTGTCGGCCCCTCAGGTTGTCGTAGTCTTACACGACTTTACGGACTTCTTGTCAGACGACGACGGGTCCTGGTCTGACAGACGTTTCTTTGACTGGCAGGCTGGGCAAACCCTACCAATTGAAGGCTTTTACGCAAAGTCCTTTGACTTATCAGGAACACGAACCACAACCACAGTGACGTGGTCTGTAACCGGAGTATAACTTAATGACTAATTGGACTAACCCCACCGTTACAAGTCACTACGTTGACGTCCTAGCGGAACTTGCCGACCGAGACAATGCCAATGCGCTGTTGTTTTCTGGTACGTTGCCTACTGGAATTGTTACCGGGACTATCCGGTTTAACCTGTCTGAAAACCGCTTTGAACGTTGGTCAGGGTCTGCCTGGGTGACGTTGTTGCTGTCTGTAACGGGCGGGGGCACAGCGTCAGGGTCAGTGTCTGCTGCTAGAACGGCCCTGGGGGCCACCGCGCTGGGGTCAACCCTGTTTACGTCGGCGTCTGTCTCGGCTGCCCGCGTGTCGCTAGGAGCAACCACTGTAGGAGAAGCTCTTTTTGTAGCAGCGTCCCCTGCAGCGGGCCGGACTGCAATTGACGCCGCGTTTGGCACCACTACGGTAGCCGCCACCCTGCTGGGAAACCGAGTAGTTGGGGCTGTCAAGGCTGTTAGGGTTGACGCACCGCTGGTTATGACTACCCTGACGTCTGCCTTAGACGCGTTAACCGTAGACGTGGCTACCCAGGCCGAGGCCGAGGCTGGGACGGTAGTGACCAAAATGATGACCCCTGAACGGGTAGCTCAAGCTGTGACTGCCCAGCGACCTGCCCTGACTCAGGCGCAGGCCGAAGACCCCGCCAGCACGGTATTTGGTACGGTGTCAGGCCAGCGGTTGGCGCAGGCGATTGCGGCTGACACGGCATGGACGAGTTTTTCATCGGTTACGCTCACTGGTGCGGGGGAGTTCGATTGGTCCAGCATCCCCGCTGGGGTGACAGAGATTGATATACTGTTGAATGACGTACGCCATGCTGGGGCTGGCGTGCTATTGGTGCAAATCGGCACGGGAATAACGCCAGTAACGAGCGGGTATGTTGGAAGGCATCAAACTGCACAAGGCGGTGTCGTTACCTTTTCCGATGGCTTTGGTTTGTTTCGCAACGCAAGTGGCAACATCAATGCTGGCGTGGTGCGACTCAGAAAGTATTCCGGGAATACTTGGGTGTATGATGTCAACAACACTATCGCAAACGCAAATGGATCGGGGTCTGGAAGCATTACCCTAGGAGGCGATCTGGGCATTGTGCGGATTACTCGGGCTGGAACTGGAGATTATAATCTTGGCTCAGCCCTTTTGAGGTACCGGTGATGGCCGCAAATATAAACGTGCCACCTGGATGGTCTGCACAGTATCCTACACCATCGTCAACAGCAGCGGACGTGCAGGCTTAACAAAAAAAAAAAAGTGCCACCGCCAGCCCCCGAAGGGACTGACGATGACAACTCAACTGGCCTCTACCCCGACTTGGGGGGGGGGGCTAAAACTTCAACCACCGCCTGGAACAAACGGCTAGACGCCGGTGACAGCGTTTTGCGGAAAGACTCTTCTGACCAAAACAAGAAACCTTGTTGCGTGGCTCTCCAATCAAACAAGTCTGACAACAGAACCGGGTTCTTGTCTGCAGCCGCCAAGTCTTCGGGTGTAACTCCAGGAGCCAGCAGCGCGACCAGCTCGTCTACCTTCGCTTTGTCAACAGTGTGTCCCCGACTAAGAACTTCGGAAACCAAAGTTGTCCAAGCTGTAACAAGCATAAGGTGGTAAACAACTGCAGTAGACTCGGGCTCGTCTAGGTTGTAAAGCGAGCAGTAGTGGTTGCTTCGCTCCATCACTCGGTTTAAAGAGCCGTAACAATCGGACCAACTACATAACTGGTTAATTGCTTCCGCAAGCTGTCTTCGTTTTAACGGTTGCAGAGCAAACTCGAACCTTGCTGCCGCCTTTTCAGGGTGCTTGATTGGTGCTACTGACAACAGCCCAGCCAGGTGGAAGTCAGGGCTTTTTTTGAGAGTTAACCCTGCTAGGCGTATTGTCTCGGTTCTTGACTCCAAGACGGACGTTGACCGGGGAGCTGCTGAAGACATGTGGGCCCAGACAACTTCAAAGTAGTGTGCCCAGTGTTCTGAGGGCTGGTGTTCAAGTTGCATTCAAGTGTCCCCCAATAGCGTTTGCGTAGTCTATTGCGGTGTGTCCCTCCATACCCGGCGCGGAGTTTATTTCCAGAACAAAGCTTTGCTGCTGCCTTTCGTTGTACAACACGTCTACGGCACCAAAGTCAAGACCACAAGCTGACATAGCCTTGACACACTGTTCTAGGCAGTCCCCGTTGGGAAGGCTTACGTTCTCTCTGGCGTAGATAAACCCGTTTGCGTGGTTACGGACTTTCCAGTTTACCAGTTCGTCTGGAACGGTTGTGTTTCGGGCCTTCTTTTGCACCAGAAAGGGCGTAGCGCCAACCAAGTGAACCCGGAACTCGTCTCGTTTGAGACACTCCTTCACAAACAACGTACCGTCCCGGAAAGGTGCCAGTTCTCCAGGAGACTCAGCAACGACAATACCTTCGCCACTATGGCCTGACAGCACCGTTCGAACAAACACTCGTGTCCTGGAGTTAGCAGTCCACCAGCTGACGGCTTCTTCAACCGAAGTTGTCCAGTCAGGGGTCCTAGGGCCGTTTACAGTTGAAGCGCAAGTTTCAAAAAAGGTCCTCTTGTTTGAAACTCGGGCTACCGCTTCAGGACGATTCAAAACACGGCAGGTGGCGTAGCCCGCAGGTAGACTAGAGTTCCCCCAGTTGATGACAACCTTGTCAGCAGACGGTTGAAACCGAGACCCTTCACGTCGAATTCGAAGTGCGCCAAGCGCTTGACCCAAGGCTCTGGCGGACCGGGACTCATCGCGATAGGGGTAGATAAACAAGCGGCTAGTCATTGACTACGTCCTCCCCAGTTGGTTGTATAGGCCAGCTCTTGTACCAGCCTCAAAGCTCTGATAACCCGGTCGGGGTTAATTACCAAGCCTTCAAAGTAAGACCTACAAAAGGCTTCGGGACCTTGGTCTGAAAACTGTGCAGTGACCTCGATTGGGCTGTGAAAGCTGGCTAAAGTGTGTTGGAACACGCGTTCAATCACAGCAACCCAAGCCAGTATCGGTGCCGCTGTAGTTGGGGTCCGAAGACTGCGAAACTCTAAAGAGTTGAACCGTGGGATTGCTCCCAAGTTGACGGCTCCGTACTTTAGGCTGTCACAAACATGAGGCTCGCTCGACACCCCCTTACGAGACAAAGACGTAATGAAGTAGTTCAAAGGGTTGGCCGCGTCTAGGATCCGCAAGCAAAACAGGTTGCCTGCTCTTTCGGCTCCGCAGTACTGGTCAATAAGCTCTGCTTCCAGGATCCAGTAAGCAGTAAGCACTGTAGCCACCTGCTGGTAGGTCAGCCGTTCTACGTTTCGGTGAACGTGAACACCGGCTCGCATTGAGTCAGCGTTCGACCTACCACAAGCAGTGTAAAGGCCTTTTACCATTGACTGCGCATCCGCCCAGGACACTGGCGACGTGGTAATAAACTCAATGCCTGAGTTTCGCAAGGACGAGTCTGGTTTGGGGACCCACCTGTAAGCCAGCCCGCCGGGTTGGTAGTGGGCAGGGGCAACTTGCTGCGTCAAACCTTCCATCTCTATCTCGATGCCAAACAGCTCGTCTTCAGCGAAAGTTGGGGACGACTTACCATACACCTTGTAGATAGGACTATTTAGCAATGTGGGCTCCTAACAGGGTTTCTTGCTCAAACTTTTCTTGAAGCCAAAAGAACTTAGGGTTTAACAAAACTGTACCGTTGTGATCTACTCGGCCCACGAGGTGCCGACCGCAGTAGTCGACGCTTAGACCGCGAGTCAATGCAAAAGACGCAGAGAAGGCCAGCGAATCGTAGTACTCTTCTACCTTTTCGAGAGCTTCCAGGAAACTTGGAAACACCTTTTTGACCGAAGTAGTCAACAAACCCATACCCCCAACAGAAAACAAAGAAGACCTGGAACCCGACATCATCTCTTGTCGACCTTGAGTAAACCACTGGAACTGGCTTGACCGAAGACCTTGTCGGTAGTCGCGCCGCGCGGCTGCTCTGACAGGGAAGACCGCAACTCGTTCTGCGTGGCAGTTTACAAAGTTTAGTGGGGGAGCCTCAAATTGCATCTCTGAAAGAGGCAAAGACTGGTTTCGACCTCCAGGCTCTAACTGGACTTTAGGATGCCCAGTGTTTTCTGAAACGTCACCGGTTACGTAAACAAACTGATCGTGCTGGCTTGACCAAACAAAGGTACCTCCAATTCGGGACATAGCGTAGTGCAGGTCACCATCGTAGTTCAAGACAAGCCCTCCAACTTTTTTAAAACAGACTTGATAGCCACTGGGGCTCTCAAAGAATTCACCTTACTTAAGGAGTCAAGACCCAAGCTGGTTGGGTAGTAGACCCCACGCGCCAAGTGGTCGATTGACCGGGTCAGCGCTTGAAAGACCTCTGACCGCCAGCTAGGTTTGCTGGCCCACACGTTACTTGGCGACCTGAACTCCATCCCGTAACTTTTAGGCCTAAAGCAACCGGGAGCCCCGTAAAACTTCTCGCGTTCTGTATTTGAGTCGTTCAGTCGAAGGCCTAAAAGCAGCCCCACGTCTAGCTGACGAGCGAGTACCCCACACTGAGCAAGGTAGTCGGGGTCAGTAACGTTCTTCAAGTCCCGGTCCCAACCGACGTGAGCGTGTCCTCCCGCAGACCTCATAGTCGCCCTTGGTGGTGATGGTTTCCTGTTGATAGACACTTCAGACCCGCCTCGGCCCCAAGCGTTGTAGTCAGGCTCGCACCCCAGTTCTAAAGCTTCTGGAGGTTGTTCGGCCATCACCCTTTCGCTGAAATCAACCAGAGGCACAAATCGGAGTTCGTAACGAGACCCCAGCATTGACTGAACAATTGTAACACACTGATCAATACCGTTTACAAAGGCTTCTTCTGTGAAGGCTGGGGGAGGCCCAAACTCGACAGCCAGGCCGTCTGTCATGATCAAGCAGCCGTCTTCGACGTGAGGCTCGTACTTAGATCCTGGCAGCATACCATGGGCAGAAACAAACTCTGAGTCTGCCTTGTCCCAAAGGAACACTTCAATGTCCGCCCCAAACAGGTAGTCTTGTCCGTGGATAGTGGGCATTAAGCACCAAAGCCTTTCTCTACACAGTCTGAACAAATCGGGTTAGACAAAGACTGAAAAAACAACGCCGAGTGCTTGGGTTTTGTAAAGTCAGCCTTGTCTATAGTGTCCGAACAAACCGAACAACCGCAGCTCAACGCGTTAGCCCAGTCGCTAGCCAACCACGACAGCGGGGGTAACTTGCTGTGGGTCGAGACGGACCGGTGAACAGCCAACCGGTTCGACACAGGTTTTGTTCGGTTGTAAGTCTGCGCGTTGTAAACAGTCACGTTTGAAGAAGCGGTGTAGGTTTCTTTCTTTTTGAACGGCACTCTTTTGATGTCTGAAGTGATGTTGGCCTTCTTACTAACGTCAAAGACCCACTCAATGAAGGGGGCCACCTCGATCGGTGTGACTACAGTCCGGTAGACCCGATAAAAAGCCATCTTCAGAAACCAGGGGTCTGAACTGAAGAAGTAAGCCCCCTTTTCATAAACGTAGAACAAAGGCCGACCCTCGTTTCGGGCAACGTGCAGGGTACTTGTAGCAAGGTTGTGCCAAACAAAAGCAAAGGGTGTAGACGTCTTTTCTTCGATGTCCTGCACGCTCCAACCTTGTGACATAGCGTGAAAGATTGCTTCAGAATCTACTTGGAAGCGCTTGTGGTTTGGCAACGCCTCCAGACCTGTTCGCATGCTGCCATTGTGAACCCCAATAATGTCACCTTGTACGAACGGGTGGGCGTTCTCTTTAGACTTAGCCCCAAAAGTTTTTTCACGGTTGTGACCAACCAGGTACTTTGCGTCTACCGCGTTCAGGACCCCGTCCGCGTCAAAGCAGTTGTAGGCGTTCCACAGGTCTTGCGGAGTCCCTTCGGTCTTGCAGTGAAAAACCTTGTCCTTTTGCATCCAGAAGACACCGGTACCGTGAACCCCGCGCAGTCGGTCTATGTACAGCAACCACGCAAAGACTTCCCGTTCCATTACCGTCAGTGTACTTGGTGACACTACCCCAACAATGCCACACATTACACTACCTCTTTTTTCAAACCAAGAAAGTTGTCGAGCAGCCAGCGGTACACGGCTTTTTCAACCGCAGTTCCTGACTCTGGATGGAACTGTACTCCCATGGACTTTGCTTCAGGAAAAACCATTACTTCGGGAGTGGTTCGATTTTGGACCCCGTTGCCTCCGCTTTCTGCGAGGACAAGCGACTTAACAGCTCGGTCAGGCACCCCGTAAGACTTTTCAACTACCTGGTGATGTCGAGAAGACACCCTAGCGTAAGTCGGAACAATGCCGGACACTTCTGTAAAGTGTTCAGCCGACAACGAGGTCTTAGACCAAGACAGCGTGTGGGTTGTGGCCTGGTGCCCAGGGCTGTGTTGAGCCAAGTTATCGCCAAAAGCAACAGCAAGAAACTGCATGCCTCGACAAATACCGGCCATTGGAATCTTGTTGGCCAAACAGTAGTGAACCAAGTTCAGCTCCCAAAGGTCGCGAGACCAGTCAACTCCAGTGGTGTTTGCCCCCAGTCTTTGGTGGTACAGCATTGGAGACACGTCCCCGCCTCCGGTAAACTGCACAAAGTCAGGCTTGTCGGAGACCTTTTCAACCAACTCAAAACCGTAGTCGTCGGTCATAAGTCGGTGGTAAGCTGTCTTGTACGTGTCAGTAGCAACTACGAGTACCTTGGTCATTAAACCGCTTTCATTTTTGTTGCTTTGATGGCAGCACCTAAAAACCCAAGTAGCCGGGTTACAGCAATGTAGTTACTGCTGGTGGTCTTTGACTTTGGCAAGTGACGCTGCCAAGTTGAGTACCAGGGGGTCCGTACAGGGTCTCTGACAAGGGTTGCTTTAGTAAGTCTGGCTGCCTCTTTGTCTGAGGACCGAAAGAGGCTGCAATCAAAGACCTTAGACTCAACTCCACAGAACCGTTTGGTTAAGTCTCCTGAAGACCACATAGACGGAAACTGGTGGCCGGTTGCGCTAGGGGCGGCCAGTTCAAAATTAAGAAGATGATGGGCCGTGATTCGGTCTGTAAAAAACAGGTGCGCGTAGTTGACGGCCAAGTTTGTCTCGACTAAGCAGCCTTGGTCTAGCGACAGTCTGTTTGCCAGGACAACTATAAAGGCCTGACGCCAACTGAGGTTCGAGGCCAGCGTCAAAGCTACGATAGCATTTGTGCAAGTGTCAGCGTAGTCTTGTGTTGCCCGGATACACTGCAGGACCACCATAACATCAAGTATTGGCTGCCCAGACAGTCTTACGAGGAACCCGTGCTCGAGGCACCAGTCAAACTCGAGACCCTTGTCAAAAAAGCTACCGGTATAGGGGTCGTCCCAGATCCAACGCAGCAAGGTCTTAACGTTGTCGGTCTTGTCCCCTGGCATGTGGGTGTGTACCAGGTAGTCTTCGGTCATGTTTTCAGGGTCGATTGCTGCAAACATGTAGGCGTGGCAGTAGCGTTCAAAAGTAGCAACCGGTACAGCTCCGCCGAGTCTGCCAGTTCTGGCCCCAACTAAAAAGGAAACAAAGGTGTTGCGCTTTTGCAACTTTTGACGTGCCACCGCCGACTCTAGCTCTAACTTTAACTTGTCGTAGTCCATCCTGTTTCCCTGTCCGTAAAAAGGCCACCCGAAGGTGGCCGGTAGTGTTACTCTTGGACCGACCGAACCGCAGCCCGTAGTCGCCCGTAGTCGTCGATAAGCTGCTTGGTTGCCATCAACCGTTGGGCTTCTAGTCGTTCATACTCGTCTGCGGCTTGGTTCAAAAAGGCCTGGTCGTACTGAACCAAAGGAAACCGGACAAGGCTAGAAGGACCCGTCGCGCAGCCGCTGACTAGTAGTCCGGCTGTCGCCATCATGGCTATCCAAAGCCTGGTTGACTTTGTCTTGAGCTGCATCTTGCTTGTCTCTCCACTCGGCGTCGGTGACGGCCCCACCCTTACGGTAGGAGACCACAGCGACCCACTTGTAAAACACTACCAACAGCACCACCCAGTAGTACTTTAAGTTTTTAGAAAGCCACGCTAACACCTTAAGCATGGGTAATCTCCTTGTTTCTAAAAGGATGGCCTTTAGCAACAACAGTCACTGTCGGCAAGGACTCGGGGGTCCCGAACAAGAACTCCCCAGACGTCATGACCACCAGTAGTCGGTCTTCAAAGGTCTTCATAAACAGAACTTGGTACTCTCGTTTGTCTGTTCCCAGACTGACAAAGTCAGAGGGAGCTGCTAGCTTCCACACGACCCGCCCTTTCCTGAAATATCACAAATATCGTTTACCTCGTAATGTACTTCACCAACCCGGTTTGCTGCTTCACTGTAAGACACCTTGGTCAACGGTTGGCCCCCTCGGGAACCGTCCGCGTAACAGGTGAAACCACGAAGCCTGTGAGCGTAGGTGGCCAGGGTCTTTGCAAAGCTGTCAACACGGTCTTCGTTGTTCAGCTCGGTGCCCCACGCCGGGAGGTTGATGGTCGAACTAATAGCCATGTCAACGTAGTCTTGAACGTCAGCTTGGAACTTAATCCGGCGTTCTGGGTCCGACGCAAGGTCGGCAGCGGTTTCAATAGACTCGGGGTCAAGGCCAAACCTGCGGACCAAGTCGTCTGCTGTAGAGTCAATGACGTACTCGTAAGCCCAGGTCTGTCCCGTGGTCAGGTAACGACGCTTCATCGCAACCGCGTACAACGGTTCGATGCCACTGGTCGTACCCGCAACAAGAGCAATAGACCCTGTGGGTGCAATAGCACGAGCAGCAACAGGCCGTGACACTGACAGCTCGTCTGCGGTAGACCGAGCTACCACGTCTGACACGTCCCGATAGACCGCAAGCCAGTCGTGAAGCTCTGGTACAACTTCGTAGCGGTGACCTCGACGTAGCAACCACTCGTGCAGTCCCATTAGTCCGAGACCCAGACGACGATTCTTTTCCCGTACTTTGTAGACCTGGTCATAAGGTAAGTCTGCCCGCAGCGTACCACACAAAAGGAACTTAGTTGCCAGCTCGGTTACGGTTGCTAGTTCTTCGATAGACCCGATGTTTGCAAGGTTAACCGACCCCAAGTTACAAACGTCAGAGTTGTCCTCAGACGTCACTTCACAACAAGCGTTACGAAGAGTCTCGTTTTCCTTGTCATAAAAGTTGAAGCTCATTCCCGGTTCAGAAGTGCGCAACGCTTGAGCAACGTTTTCCCGGAACACAGCCCCAACGTCTCCAGTTGCCTTAAACCGTTCAAGCCAGGCTGTGTTGTAGTTAACGCTGATGTTTGTCATGTCAAGGGGAGCAGGAAAGTTGAAGTCTTCGTTTTTGATGTCGGCTAAGGTTTTTCCTGTTGACCCAACAGGCATTGTGTCCCAGTCTTTAGCATGGATAAACTCCATGACGTCGGCGTGGTCACAAGACAGGGACGCATAGATAGCAGACCTTCGAGAGCCCCCCTGCATGATGTAACGGCCTTGCTCGTTGACCATCTTCATCTTACTGATAGGACCGCTAGCCAGACCCCCAGACCCTTTCAGTAGGGTGTTCTTTGGACGGTAGACCGAGTAGTCAATACCAATGCCACCACCGGTAGTCAGACAGCGTTCAGCTTCCCAAGACTTTTGAGACCAGTCTTCTTTTGTGGCTTCTTCGGCCTTGAGCAGGAAGCAGTTGTTGAAGTACTTCCGGGGTCGACCTGCGTAGTACAAGTAACGACCACCCGGAATAAACTTCATTAGTCGGATCTGTTCAGCAATTTCGTCAACCACAGAGACAGGCAGCAACCCACCACAGACGTCTTGAGCTAGAGTGACCGCCAGCTCTGCCCAAGAATCTGCTCCGGTGTGTCGGTACTTGTTATTAAAGATAGACTCCCCAATGGGAGTACGA